GTGAAGTAGAGGGTTTATAATTTGGATATTTATTTCCTTTTATATAATCACTCATACAAGATATAGTATAGTTAGGAGAACACAGACACTATGTATGGTAAGAAGAAAAAAAAGATGACTAAAAAAGGCAAAGGCAAAAAAAGTAGATACTAATGGCTACCTATCAAGGAATGAAAGTTAAGCTAAATAGCCCAACAGCTATTAGGAAAGGCGAACCAGGTTATGGTCGCAAGTCCAAAAAGGTATTTGTTATGTCTAATGGCAAGGTTAAGAAAGTAATGTTTGGTGACCCAAATATGCCAGTTAGAAAAAGCAATCCTAAAGCTAGAGCTTCGTTTCGTGCTAGGCACAAATGTAGTACTGCAAAAGATAAAACTACTGCTCGTTACTGGGCTTGTAGGGATTGGTAAGGAGATAGTATGCCAAAAGGTAAAAAAGGATATTCTGCAAAGCAGAAAAAGATTGCAAGATTAGCTGAGCCAAGAGATGTATTGACTGCTGCTGATTTTAAAAAGTTAAGAAAGATGAAATGAAAATAAAAGGCGTAGATGTATCAAGTCTTACTAAAAGACAACAACAGACTATGAAAAAACATTCTGTTCATCATACTAAAAAACATTTACAGTATATGACTAACTCTATGAAGAGAGGTAGTACATTTAGTAAAGCACATAAAAATGCACAGAAAAATGTTGGTAAATAATGGCTAAAGTAAGTTGGATGTTTGGTGGCAAACGATATTATGGTACTCTTATTAGAGAAACTAAAACACATAAGTTTGCTAGAACACAAAATGGCAAAGTAAAGAAAATTAAAAAGTAATGGCAAAGATACCAGCAAGTGCAAATTCAGCATTAATTAAAAAGGCTAAATCTAGTGGTATATCTTTATCTACTTTAAAAACAGTTTACAAAAGAGGTCAAGCTGCTTATATGAGTTCTGGTTCAAGACCAGGAGTAAGTATGGGAGCTTGGGCTATGGGTAGAGTTAATAGTTACATTCGTGGTTCTAAAAAACATGATACTGACTTGCGTGGTGGAAAGAAAAAGAAGTAGTGGGTAAAAGAACACAACCTTATAGATATGGTGTACCAGCAAAATACTTAGCAGGATTGTCTGATGCTGCAGCTAAGAAGAGAGCAGCAGAGATAAAGAGAACTGCTAAAAAGTACAAAGCTGGTAAAAAAGTAAATATAAAAGCTGTACAGAAATCAAGACAGGCTGACAAGAAAAAGAAAAAATAATGCCAAGACCTAGGTGTAAACTTAATGATGTTATTGGTGAAACTTGTCGCAAACAATCACGCACTAACTCTCCATACTGCTCACAAAAATGTAAAAGCAGGTTTCATTATTTAAAAACAAAGAAAAATAAACCTGTACCTAAACCAAAAGAAACAGCAACAGCTCGTGGTATTCACTATGAAGATTTTGTAAAAGAATATGCACAATCTATAGAAAATAAAAAATATACACATCAACAAGTATCAGACATAATGAATATAGGTAGAGCTACTGTTACTAAAATGTATACAGCTTATCAAGAAGATAAACAGATATACGAATTACAAGAAGATTGGAAAATATCAAAAGATACTATTAAATCATTACAAGACTTTAAAGACTTTAGAGATAGGTATTTTAAAACAGAGACAGGTGATTTATATGAAACAGCAGACTTTCACGAAAACTGGATAAACAACATTGTTGATGCTATAGAAAATGGTAAACAACAAATGATATTAAGTCCTCCAAGACATGGCAAGACAGACTTGCTTACACACTTCGCTGTATGGCAGATATGTAAAAACCCCAACATAAGAATAATGTGGGTAGGTGGTAACGAAGATATTGCAAAAAATGCAGTAGGTGCTGTAATGGACCATTTAGAAAACAATGAACAATTAAACGAAGAAATAAATGGTCCAGGTGTAAAGTTCCAACCTAAAGTTAGGTCAGGTAAATCTTGGTCATCAGGACAATTTACTATAGGAACTAGAACAGTTACTGGTATTAAATCACCTACTATGGTTGCTGTAGGTAAAGGTGGAAAGATATTATCTCGTGACTGTGATTTAATTATTGCAGATGATATAGAGGACCATGGTACAACAATACAACCTAGTGCTAGAGAACAAACAAGACAATGGTGGACAACTACTTTGTCATCTCGTAAAGAGGAACATACTGCTGTAGTTGTTATAGGTTCAAGACAGCACCCTGAAGATTTATATAATTTCTTATTAGAAAACCCAGAGTTTGAACATGTCGTAGAAGAAGCACATAGTACAGAGTGTACTTTGCCTGAAACACAAATAGAAGAACATAAGGATTGTATGCTATGGGCAAGTAAGAGAACTTACAAGTGGCTTATGTCACAAAAAAATAATGCAGATACTACAGGTGGTAGGGCTATATTTGAAATGGTATATCTTAACAAAGCATTTGTAGAAGGTATTACTATGTTTAACTCTGAAGATATAGACCAATGTAGAGATATAAACAGAGTTATAGGACACATACCTGCAGGTACGCATTTAATTGCAGGTCTTGACCCAGCATCTACTGGATTTCAGGCTTGTGTATTATGGGCAGCAAACCCTGATACAGGTGAATTATATTTAGTTGATATAGAAAACGAACAAGGTGGTGGTGTAATACAAGCTAGAAAGTCTATACAAAAATGGTATGAAAAGTATGGTTTAGCACATTGGGTTATTGAAGAAAATGGTTTTCAAAAAGCCATAAGACAAGATGAAAAAATAAAAGATTATTGTAGTAGGTTTGGTGTTTACTTAGAAGGTCATCAAACACAAAAAAACAAATTTGACCCTATTTATGGTGTGGGAAGTATGCAACAGCTATTTGAACAAAAGCTAATAAATTTGCCTTATGGTAGTACAGAAAGCGAAACTAAGAGTAATATATATCGTAGACAACTAATTTATTTTTCATCTGCTGCTAGTAAGGCAACTAAGGCGAAAAGTTATAAATCAGATGTTGTAATGGCTAGTTGGTTTCCATTAAAAGTTATAAGAAGATTAGGAAAAGAAAGATTAGCTGAAGTAGGATTAGATTATAAACCTAGTTTTGGAGAATGGGATATAAGCGATATGAATGAAAGCCCTTGGGGATAAAATGACACCTGAAGAAATACAATACGCTGTAACAAATTTACACTTTGATAATCAAAGTGCATACTCTACTAGAGGTCGTATTCGTGCAATTATGAATGGTGGACCTGATGGTATTATGGCTTTGCTTGGAGACCAGCTAAAAGGTTTTGAAGATTATCAAATACCTGTACCTAACTTAATGATGTCAGGATTAGAACACTTATCACAAAAGATTGGTCGTATTCCTAACTTAAAAGTAGATGTACCTAACAATAAAGATTCTGATAGAGCTAGAGCTAAAGCAGATAAGATAGCTCGTATTGTAACTTCATATGATGACACACAAAAATTAGATTTACAAATGCCACAAGTAGGTAGGTGGCTACCTGGTTATGGTTTTGCTGTATGGGTTATTAGAGAGAAAAAAGGACCTGATGGTACTCCATATCCTTGTGCAGAACTTCGTGACCCTTACAACTGTTTTCCTGGTTACTTTGGTGCAGACCAACAACCAAAAGAAATGGCAATTATAAGAAGAGTACCTAAACAATCACTAGCCAAAGTATATCCTAAGTTTGCTGACAAAATAATGAAAAAAGATGTAGTAAATACATTAGGTATTGGTAGTGCTTATGCTTCTGCTTACACAGATTCTTATAATGGTAGCTGGGCTAATTCAAATGGCGAAGGTGATTTAATAGCAGAGTACTATAACGAAGAAGGAACTTATGTATTTCACATGACTTCTGCAACTATTCTTGACTTCATACCAAATCCACTAGATAGTGGACCTGCATTTGTTGTTGCAAAGAAATTTGCTTTTGACAGATTGCAAGGACAGTATGACCAAATCATAGGGCTTATGGCTTCTATGGCAAAGATTAATGTGATGTCAATAATAGCTATGGAAGATGCAGTATTTACAGAAACTAACATATCAGGCGAAATAGAATCAGGACAATATCGTAAAGGTAGATTTGCTGTAAACTATTTAGCTCCAGGTACACAAGTTAGTAAACCTGCATCAAATGTTCCTTATCAAATATTTCAACAAATAGACAGAATAGAAAGACAACTTCGTGTTGGTGGTTCTTATCCTGTATCTGATGATTCACAATCTCCACTTAGTTTTGCAACAGGTAGAGGTTTAGAAGAACTAGGTGCAAGTATGTCACTAATGATTAGAGAGTATCACACAGTTATGGCAGATGCTATAGAGATGATTGATAGCAAAAGATTAGAGTGGGACCAAAAAATGTATGGTGGTAGTTCTAAAGAATTATCAGGTTATTATAACAATCAATTTTTTAGTGAAAAGTATGACCCATCAAAAGATATACAAGGTGCATATAAAACTAGAAGAGTATATGGAGCTATGGCTGGATATGATGAGCCACAGAAAATTGTAACAGGGCTGCAATTACTCCAAGCAGGTATTATAGATACACAAACACTACAGGAAAATTTAGATGGATTAGATAACCTAACAACTGTAAACAATAGAATTACAAAAGAAAAAGCAGACAATATACTTTTTGATACATTATTGGCTCAAGCACAACAAGGAGACCCTAAAGCAACAATGGCTGTTGTGCAGATAAGAAAAAATCCTAATGATATGCAAAATATCTTAGATAAATTCTTTACTGCAGAAGAACCAGAAATACCAAGTGCAGAACAAGAATTGCTTGGAGGAGGAGCCTTACCACCACAAGGACCTCCACCAGGCATAGCACAATTATTACAAGGATTGGGTGGATAATGAAATTTAATAAAGAATTTGCAGATATAGTACATAATTCACTTGGAGAAGTAGATGAACTTGGAGATGATATATTGCTAGAAGAAGAAGTATTACAACCAAGAATGTTTAGAGACCAAATGCCTCCACTTGCTTTTCCTTTTGGTTATATGATTATTAGTTCTACATTTATGTTTTACGAAGATGATGAGGATGAAAATGGCAACGAGGAGTTCTAGTAACAAAAACATAACCAAAGGTATGACTTATGGTAAAGGTAAAGTACTTGGTGAGCAAATAGATAAATTTGGCCTACCCACAGTAGATGCTAGAAATAGTGCTATACCTCCTGCAACAACAAATACTACAGACCAAACAAGAAATGTAGAACCTATGGCTGAAGAAGTATCAGTTGCTATGAATGAAAGTGGACAACCAGTAGTACCAGCTATGCCAATGAATAATGTATTAGATATATTAAG